ATGCTCAGTCGCACTCTCGACCGCCTTGCCGATCTGCACGCCCACCTCAGCCCGCTGCACGGCTTGGACAATGCTGTGCTCAAGGCCAACCACTTCGACACCCAGCTCACCGAACTCGGCGCCATACTGGGCGACCTCAAGCGCCTGGAAGATGTGCACCGGGAACTGGCGTGCCTCGATGGCGCAATGGCCCTGTTGTTGGAACTGCTCCAGGCCGCCCACCACAAGCAGCTCGGCGGTGACCATCTGCATTGCCTGCTGCAACCGCTGGTGGGCAAACTCAACGCCGCAGGACGGACCCTAGAAGAGATTCTGTAAGGAGCGCACCGATGACAATGCCCGTTCTTTTTGAGTTCGAGACCCTGCCGGTGCGTGTGCTCACCCGCGAAGATGGCGAGCTGTGGTTTGTTGCGAGTGATGTCGCTGCTGCTCTGGAATACAGAACAGCAAACGACATGACCCGAACGCTGGAAGATGACGAAGCTGCTACGCACATTGTGCGTAGCAGGTCGGAGAATGGAGTGGAGCAGAACAGGGAGGTCGTGATCATCAACGAAGCGGGCCTCTACTCGGCCATCCTGCGTAGCCGCAAGCCAGCCGCCAAACGCTTCAAGCGTTGGGTAACGCACGAGGTGCTTCCCAGCATCCGCAAGACTGGCAGCTACCAGATCGGCAACCGCTCAACCGCCGCCTCGCGCATCTCCAACCACCGCCTGCGCCTGTCGCTGGCCAAGGAGCTGTACCGCACCCGCGACCGTGAACTGCGGCAGTTGATCCACCAGCAATTGGCCGACGTGTCCAACGCACTCGGCCTGCCGGTACCGGAGCTGGAGAACCTGGGGCGGGCTGCGCCCGAGGTGCCGGATGTGGTGGAGCCGTTCTGGCAGGCGCTGGCGTTCCTGGATGGCAAGGGGGTGAACTACAACCACGCCCACGCTGGGAGCCTGTTGGCGGTCAACCTGCCGGAACTGGCCCGCCTACTGATCGAGCACGGCCACCCGTTGCGCTTCGACAGCGGCCTACGTCAGGCACTGTGGCTGAGCAGCACACCTCGCTGCCTGCATAAGAACCACGCGATGAATAGCCGGATTACCGGAAAGACCATACGGTGCTGGGTATTTACCAATCGTTAACAACACATACTTAGATCGTAACTAGACAAGGAATAGCATGAGTATATTTACAGGGAAAACTGCTAACGAAGTTCGGGAACTGTCCTTCAAACTAATTTCTGACGAGAATGATAGAGGCGCAGTTCTGCTTGCTGGCATCCTTACAGAAGCGGTACTTGACGAGATGATCGACATAAAGTTGATCAAGCTGCCCAGCAAGTTTACAAAGAAAACATTCGTACCCTACGCTAATAAAATCAATCTTGCTTACAGGCTAGGGGCCATCAGCAGGGAGCAGCTTGGCTTGCTTCACTACCTGAGAGACGCTAGAAACGAGTTTGCTCACAAAATCGTTTCCAGCCTTGATGACGAGGAGATATCAAAAGGCATTGAAAAAATATTCAGCGCACTCCCCGATGACTACCAAAAATTTATTGAAGAATGGACGAATAATATTCATCGCACCCTTAAGGAACATGGCGTGGAAATTGGATATACCGCAGAAAATATTCGCCCAAGAATTAGGTTCAACAACTTCATCAGCCAAGTAATCTCCAACCTTTACGCCGACCTTATTCGCCTTCAATAAAAATAAAAAGTCATGCAGGGTGAAGTTCAATTACTTAAATACAATTTCAATTCTCGCCGGCCGGTACCTCATACGGATTGAACCGCACCACCTCCTCCCCCAGCCAATCGTTGATCTGCCGCAGCCGGGCCTGTTCAGGCTCCAGCTCGTTGACCGCCCACACCTGGGACGCCTCCCGGATCGATCCGAAGCCCCCCGCGTTCTGCGGTACCACGCCCATGAGCTGGGGCGGGATGCGCAGCATCGCCAGCTGGTCATCGCGGCTGATGTTCTTGATCGCACCGAAGTCGTCCTTCGCCGCCACCTCACTGATCGGGATCAGCTGCAGGCCGTCCTTCTTGCCGTTCGGCGCGTACATGAACAGGTTGCGGAAGTTGCCAGGGCCCTTGCTGTTCTTCATCGCGTTGCGCAGGTCGGTGACGAAGTCCTCGTTCTGCGCCGCGTCGGTCATGTACAGGATGAAGCCGGCATGGCTGCCGTTCTGGTAGTACTTGCGCCGGAACAGCGTGGCGCTCTCGTTGAGCAGCGCGCTCTGCAGCGCCGGCAGCCACTCCGGCAGCCCGTAGATCTCCTGGTTGATATCCGCCACCCGCAAATGGCAGATGCTGCCGGTCTTGAACTCGTGCTCGTCCTTCCAGCCGCGCACCTGATAGTAGGTCGCAAGGTCGGTACCGCGCCGCATGTACTTCGCCAGGCAGGGCTGTAGGCCGATCGCCTGGCGAAGCATGTTGTCGCGCTTCTCCAGGTACAGGTTGCCCGACCAGCCCCAGTCCATGACGATCTGCTCGAAGGCCGCCCGGCTGAGCAGCCGGTGCGGGATGAAGGTGCGGGCCAGCGCGTTGCGCTTGAAGATCAGGCCCGACTGGAGGTAGACGCTTGCCTTCGACGACTTCGCCAGCCCGTCCAGCGAGACCGGCGGCTCGTACCAGCGGCCGTTGGCCCAGCACTCCAGGTAGTCCAGGATCTCGCGGCCATCGAGCACCGGCATCGGGTCGCCAAAGGTGAAGGCCATCGACTGACCGCCCTCACCATTGGCCAGCACCTCGCCCTCGCGCACCTGGTCAGTGGTGGCCACCTGCTGGTTACGGTTGCGACGTTTGCTCATCAATAAATCTCCATGATGCCGGTGTTGGCCACGGTCTGGCCCTCCAGCGGCTCGTTGTGCAATGCGTGGAAAAGCGCCCAAGCCAGGTCGGCGTGGCCCGTGTGTTCATTGCGCCCGGCGGTATAGGTGAACTGGCGCCCGCCGGGCGTGACCGTCTTGCGAATGGCCATCAGCGACGACGCCAGGTCAGTCCAGCCGGCGTCGAACTCCAGCCGGCCCTTGCTGATCACGTCCCAAGCCTTCATCACCAGGCGCGTCTTCACCTCCGGGCTGTAGGAGAAGGTCTTCAAGCCCGGGAAGAACTGACGCACCAGCTGCGCCACCGCGCTGCCCAGACCGGTGGTGTCGATGCCGATGTAGGTCACCCAGTAGCGGCGCGTCACCTGGCGGATCGTCTCGGCCTGTGCGTTGAAGTCCATCCCGCGGAACTGATGCCGCTCCAGGACGCGAAACTTGCCGCCCGGTACCAGCGGCGGCGCCGCCACGATCAGGCCGGCGGAATCGCCAGACTCGGCCGGGTCATAGCCCACCCATACCTGCCGATCGGCAAACGGCCGCATCGCCATCGGCTGGTAGTCCGTCCACACCGACCAGCTGTCCACCATGCACGGCTGCAGCAGGTTGAGCGGGAAGATGCTCGCCCCGTCGTCGACGAACTGGCACATCAGCAGGTTCTGGAAAGCCGCGGCGTCGTACTCCAGGCGCAGCTCGTCGATATCGAACAGGTCGCAGCCACGCTCCTCGGCGTCCAGGATGGTGACGATCTGCCGCCAGATCCGGTCCTCGCACAGCCGCCCCTGCTGCAGCACGTCGTGGCTCACATCCAGCTTGAGGTGCTTGGCCGCCGGCTTGCCCTTGTTGAAGCGCTCACCCGTCCAGAACGAATAGGCCTCGTGCGCCATCGAGCTGGGCGTCGAGAAATAGGTGCGCCGGTACTGCTTCTGCATGGCCATGCCGCTGGCCACCTTGTTCAGCTCGTTGAACTTGAACGTCCAGAAGAATTCGTCGAAGTAGAAATTGCCGTGGTAGCCCTGGGCGGTGCGCGCGTTGGTACCCAGGAAGTGCATCTCGGCGCCGTTCGGCAGAATGATCGGGTCGCCGGTGAGTTCAACCCCGACCGTGTCGCGGGCGAAGGCCTGGATATACGCCTTGAAGATATGCGCCTGCGCCTTGCTGGCCGACAGGAAGATCTGGTTGCGCCCGGTGGTCAGCGCATCGATCAACGCCTCGCGGGCGAAGTAGAACGTCGCGCCGATCTGCCGGCTCTTGAGAATGGCCCGAGTGCGCTGGTTACCTGCTCGGTACCAGTCTTTCTGGTAGTCGAAGCACCCGTCGAGGAACGCCTCGACGAGCTTCTCGACCATCTCCTCTGTGATGTCGTTGCGCTTGGGTTTACGCTTCTCCCCGGCGTTGCGCTTGGCCAGCTCCGGGTTGAGGTCGGTTTCGGTACCACCGTCCTGGTAGCGCTGGATTCGGGCCTGCCGCTCCATTTGACGGTGGAGCAGGTCGATCTCCTTGTAATCCGAGCCGCTCTTCGGTTCCTTGAGTATCAGCTGCACCAGGCGGGCCTCGGTGGCCGCCTGGATGCGCTCCAACGGCGTAGCCCGGTCCCACTCGTCCCGGGCCTTCCAGCTGTGCAGCGTCTTCTCCTTTTCGCCGAGCAGCTCGGCGATCTCGCAGACGCGATAGCCCTGCCAATACAGGTGCTTGGCGTGGCGGCGGTGATCGGTAGGGAGTTCGACGATAGCGTTCATGGCGCCGATGCTGCCGCTCGCGCGCGCGAGCCCCTACCGGCGCGTCCTGTATCGCTCTGTCCTACACGCCAACCGCGTTGCCGCGCCCCCGCCGGGTGCCGACCATGCCCTCAACGAAAGGCCCACAGCCCCGGATTGAGGAAAGCCCCATGGCCGCAAGCAACCCCACCGCCAAGAAGTACCGCAGCAAGTTCTTCCGCGTCGCCGTCGAAGGCGCCACCACCGACGGCCGCACCATCGAACGTCAATGGCTGGTGGACGCTGCCGAAACCTACAACCCGAACACCTACGGCGCCCGCGTCTGGCTGGAGCACTTCCGCAGCCTGCTGCCGGACGGCCCGTTCAAGGCCTACGGCGACGTCGTCGCCCTGAAAACCGAAGAAGTCGACATTGCCGGCAAGAAGAAGCTGGCCCTGTTCGCCCAGATCGAGCCGACCGCCGACCTCATCGCCCTGAACAAGGCGCGGCAGAAGATCTTCACCAGCATCGAGATCCGCCCGAAGTTCGCCGACACCGGTCGCGCGTACCTGGACGGCATCGCCATTACCGATACCCCGGCCAGCCTGGGTACCGAGATGCTCACCTTCAGCGCCCAGCACCCCGACGCCAACCCCCTCAAGGCACGGAAGAATGACCCGGAAAACCTGTTCTCCGAGGCCATCGAAGTTGCCCTCGAATTCGAGGAAGTCACCGACAGCGAGAGCAAGGTCGCCGGCCTGTTCTCCCGTGTGATGGAAGCCCTCGGCAAGAGCAAGGACAAAGCCGTCAAGGACGACGCCCAGTTCTCCGAGCTGACCGAAGCGGTTGAGGCCCTCGCCTCGCACGCTCAGGAGCAGGGCGAAGCCTTCACCGCAGAACAGACGGCTCGCCAGGAGCTGAGCGCCAAGGTCGACAAGCTCGAAACCGAGCTGGCCGATCTGGTCACGCGCCTCAGCGATACCGAGGACCACAGCCAACAGCAGCGCCCGCCCGCCACCGGCGGCGACGGCAAAGCCCTGGCCAAGTTCTGACCCATCACCAGCGCCCACTCGGAGCACACCATGCGTAACGAAACCCGAATCGCCTACAACGGCTACCTGGCACAGGTAGCCAAGCTGAACGGCGTCGACAGCGCCGCCGTCAAGTTCAACGTCGAGCCCAGCGTGCAGCAGAACCTCGAGACTGCCATCCAGGAATCCACCGCGCTGCTCGGCCGCATCAACGTCATCGGCGTGATGGAGCAGTCGGGCGAGGCCCTGCTGCTGGGCGTCAACGGCCCGATCGCCAGCCGTACCGACACCGCAGGCGGCAACCGCCGTAACCCTGGCGAGCATCAGGCTCTGTCCAAGGACGACTACACCTGCAAGCAGACCAACTTCGACAGCGCCTTCCGTTACGTGCTGCTCGATGCCTGGGCCAAATTCCCGGATTTCCAGACCCGCCTCACTGCGGCCATCGCCCAGCGGCAGGCCCTTGACCGCCTGATGATCGGCTGGAACGGCGTCTCCGCCGCCGCGGCCACCAACGCGGCAACCTACCCGCTGCGCCAGGACGTCAACATCGGCTGGCTGCAGAAGATCCGCACCAAGGCTCCGGATCGCGTGCTCGATGAAGGCGCCACCGTTGGCAAGGTCACCGTCGGCGCCGCCGGCGACTACAAGACCCTCGATGGCCTGGTCTTCGATGCCGTCCAGATGCTGGACCCGTGGCACCGCAGCCACCCAGACCTGATCGTCATCGTCTCGCGCAACCTGATGCACGAGAAATTGCTGGCCGCGGTCGAGAAAGGCGCCACCTCCAACCAGGAAGAGAACGCCGCACAGGAGATCGTCACCCGCGCCCGGCTGGGCGGCCTGCCGATCGTCGACGCCCCCTACTTCCCGGACGGCACCGTGCTGGTCACCACCCTGAGCAACCTGTCGATTTACTGGCAGGAAGGCGCCCGCCGCCGCCACCTCAAGGACGAGCCGGAATACGACCGCATCGCCGACTACCAGTCCTCCAACGACGCCTACGTCGTGGAAGACCTCGGCCTGGTCGCCCTGGTCGAGAAAATCGAGAAGGTGTAAGCCATGAGCCTGACCCTTGCCCAACGTAACCAGCTGCGCAAGCGCGCAGCCCAGGAGGCGGCAGCCGCCGCCCCCGCCGCGCTAATGGATGGCGCTACCGGCTATGAGGTGATGCTGGCCAAGCTGCAGCAAGACCAGTTCCGCCTCAAGCAGGTGCAGTCCACGGAAGGCAAGGCGAAGCTCAAGGCCGAGCTGCTGCCGGATTACGTCCCCTACATCGAAGGCGTACTCGCGGCAGGCCAAGGCGCCCAGGACGACGTGCTGGTCACCGTCATGGTCTGGCGTTTCGATGCCAGCGACTTCGACGGCGGCCTGCAGATCGCCGAGTACGTGCTGCACCACCAGCTGGTGATGCCGGATCGATTCAACCGCACCACCGGCTGCCTGGTAGCCGAGGAAGTCGCCACTGCCGCGCTCAGCGCCCAGAAGGCCGGCAAACCCTTCCCGCTGGTAACCCTCAACCGCACCGCCGAGCTCACCGCCGACCAGGACATGCCCGACGAGGCCCGCGCCAAGCTGGTTCTCGCCCAAGGCCGCGCCCAGTTGGCCCAGCTCAACTACGACGCCGAAGCGCTCACCCAGGACGAACGGGCCTGGCTGCAGTTCGGTATCGACCTGCTCAAACGCGCCATCGAGCTGCACAACAGCTGCGGCGGCAAGAAGGATCTGGAGCGCGCCGAGCGCCTCCTCAAGAAACACGCGGAAAGCGCGCCGACCGATACCGGTACTGGCGAGCCCCCGGCAGACGATCAGCCCCAGCCCGACCAGGCCAAGGGCGCCGAAGCCGACCAGGGCGCTCCGGATGCCAGCACCGGCACCGGCGAGCCCTCCGCTAACTGAGCGTCCCCACGCACCCGGCGGCTCGGGGCTGATCGACAGGTTTTATCCTTGGCCTAGTCGTGAAGCCCCGACCACCGCCGACCCATTCGAGCGATAGGCATGAGCGGATTTATCGCCACCGGCGCCACCACCGCAGAGCATAAGATCGAGAACGATGCCTTCTGGCCGGTGATCGATTGCCTCGACCTGCGCGCCGCCATGCGCCTGGACGCCAGTGTCACCCCCGAGCGCATCGAGGTTGCCGCGATCAACGCCATGATCGAGGCCAACCGCGAACTCGACCTATACCGCCGCGCCCGTACTGAAGAGGGCCACCTCACCCTGTCCGCCGTGCCGGCACCGCAGATCAAGGGCGAAAGCCAACTGCTGCACCTCTACCGCCGCACCATCTACTGCCGCGCCACCGCCGAACTGGTCGAGCGCTACCGCAGCTTCGACGCCACCAACAGCGGCGAGCAGAAGGCCACCGAGGACAGCACCAACATCGACGAGCTGCGCCGCGACGCGCGCCACGCCCTGCGCAGCATCCTCGGCATCAGCCACACCACGGTGGAGCTGCTCTGATGAACAACCCAAAGGTCATCGACTGGAACGAGATATCCCGCTTGGGGCTTCTGGAACGCATCAACCGGGAAATCATGCATCCGCTCGGCTATGCCGTATGCCGCGAAGTAGAAACCGGCCGCTCCCCGGGCGCGCTCGTCTCGGACGACGGCCCGTTCGTTTATCCCGACCAGCTCAAGCACCAGGAGCGCAGCTGATGACCACCGTGATCGCCAACCAGGGCGACACCGTCGACGCCATCTGCTGGCGGTACTACGGCCGCACCGCCGGAGTCACCGAGGCCGTCCTCGACGCCAACCCCGGTCTCGCCGATCTCGGCCCCGTAATCCCCCACGGCACCGCCGTCACCCTGCCGGATGCCGCCCCGCAAGCCGAACAACGCCAAGTGGTGAACCTATGGGACTGATCTACCTCGCCCTCTACAAGGGTCGCGGCACGCTGTTCAACCGCCTGGTCCGCCTTTGGACGCGCTCCAAGTACAGCCATTGCGAACTGGTCCTGGCCGATGGCCGCTGGTTGTCCGCCTCGGCCATGGACGGTGGCGTGCGCGCCAAGCACATCGAGCTGAACCTCGAACACTGGGACCTCATCCCACTGCCCTGGGCGGACTATCGCCAGATCGCCCGCGTGTTCCGCGCCAACGCCGGTCAGGGCTACGACTTCTTCGGCCTGTTCGGCAGCCAGCTGCTGCCGGTCGGCCTGCACAGCCGGCGTCGCTGGTTCTGCAGCGAGTTCTGCGCCGCCGCGCTCGGTTTCCCCATGTCCCAGCGCTACAGCCCGGCTCAGCTGGGCGAAGTGGTCCAGCACATCAACACCCTCACGCCCAGCGGACAGTGGAATGAAACGCATGCATGACCGTCCCGAAATGGCCTGGCTCGCCACATGGCTCCAGGAGAATTACCCGATCCTGTATGCGGCAGGCCTGTCCGCTGCCATCGCCGGCTCGCGGCTGATGCTCGGCGGCGGATCGCTGCGCCGCATCGCCATCGAATCAGTCGTCTGCGGCTTGATCACCCTGGCTGCCAGCAATGGTCTGGCGCTGTTTGGCATTCCGCAGGAATACGCCCCGTTCTTTGGCGGCATCATCGGCCTGATCGGCGCAGAGGGCGTTCGCGCCGGTGCCAAGCGCCTGTTCGAGCGTAAGGTGGAAAGCGTATGAGCGAACTCCTGATCATCGGCTCGCGCGGCCTCGCCGTGCGCAACCTGCAGGCCGCACTCACACTGGCAGGCTTCGCTGTGGCCGTGGACGGCGACTTCGGTGAGCAGACCGAGCGCGCCGTTGTTGCCTTTCAGCGCCGCGCCGGTCTGGTGGACGATGGCGTCGCCGGCCCGAAGACACTGGCGGCGCTTCACGGCTACGACACCTCGCGCTACCTCAAGCGGAAGGACTTGCAGCAGGCCGCCGACCGCCTCGGCGTGCCGCTGGCCAGCGTCATGGCCATCAATCAGGTGGAGAGCCGCGGCGAGGGCTTCGCCAGCAACGGCCGTCCGGTGATCCTGTTCGAGCGGCACGTGATGTTCGAGCGCCTGCAGGCCTACGGCGTCGGCGCCGCACAGGCGGACACACTGGCCACCAAGCATCCCGCCCTGGTCAACCGCAAGTCCGGCGGCTACATCGGCGGCACCGCCGAGCATCAGCGGCTCGCCCAGGCGCAGCAGATCCACGCGGCCGCCGCGCTGGAGTCCGCCAGCTGGGGTCTGTTCCAGATCATGGGCTACCACTGGCAGCGACTCGGCTACCACGACGCCCAGCACTTCGCGGACACCATGGCCTTGAGCGAGGCGGCCCAGCTCGACGCCTTCGTCACCTTCATCGAAACCGACCCCGCGCTGCACAAGGCGCTCAAGGGCAGGAAGTGGGCCGAGTTCGCCCGCCGCTACAACGGCCCGAACTACGCCCGCAACTTCTACGACGTGAAGCTCGCCCGGGCCTATGCGCAGTTCGCCGGCGAGCAGGAGCGCGCGGCATGACCATCGCCCGCCAACTCCTCTACGGACTCGCGCTGGCCGGCGCGCTCTGCCTGCTGATCTGGGTGCAGCAACAGCGCATCGAGGCCGCCCAGACGCGGGCCGATCTCGCCAGCGAGCGCCTGCAAACCGCCCAACAGCGCAACGCCCGCCAGGCCGCCACCATCAGCCGCCTAGCCGGCGAGGTAGCCACCCAACGCCTCGACCAACAGGCCCTGCAACAGACCATCGCCGACCTGCACCAGGCTCACGCCACCGATCAGCTCAAGAAGAAGGAACGCCGCCGTGAAGACCCAACCCATGCGACTTGGGCTGCTCAGCCTCTGCCTGATGCTGCTCGCCGCCTGCACCAACGTCCCGCCATCACCGGAGCCGCAGGTTACCGTCAGTGGCTGTCCGGTCGTGACGCGCTGCACGCTGGACCCGGCGGCGCCGACCAGTAACGGCGAACTCAGCGACGACACCGACTACCTCATGGCCGCCTGGGGTGAATGCGCCGCCAAGGTGGACATCATCGTCGACCACAACGAACGAGGCGCCCGGCCATGAACAAGCCCAGCGCCTTGCGAGCGCATCTGCTCGCCGCCGTACCGGAGCTGCACAAGAACCCCGACCGACTGCTGGTGTTCATCGACAACGGCACCATCCGCAGCACCGCGGCGCCGGGTCTGTCGTTTGAGTACAGCTACACGCTCAACATCATCCTTACCGACTACGCCGGCCACCCGGACGCCGTGGCCATCCCGCTGCTAGCCTGGCTGCTGGTCAACCAGCCCGAGCTGCTCACCAACCTGGAGAAGGGCAAGACCGCCATCGCCTTCGAGGCGGACGTCCTGGACAACAGCAAGGTCGACCTGTCGCTCAAGCTGCCGCTCACCGAGCGGGTGATCGTCAAGAAGCAAGACGACGGCAGCCTGCAGGTCAGCCACCCCAACGAGCCCGAGCTGTTCGAGGAGACATTCACCCTCGACGGCCTGCGCCTGGAGACCCCCAGCGGTGAAGTGATCGCCCAATGGGGCGCGCCCACGCCATGACCGACAACCTGCACGCCCTGGAAGATTGGGCCGGCGTTCTGCTGGCCCGGCTGGAGCCCGGTGCCCGTCGCCAGCTCAACCAGCAGATCGGCCGCGAGCTGCGCCGCAGCCAGCAGCAGCGCGTGGCCAGCCAGCGCAACCCGGACGGCACCCCGTACGCTCCACGGAAGCCCCGCAAGCTGCGCGGCAAGGTCGGCCGCATCAAACGTCAGATGTTCACCAAGCTGCGCCAGGCCGCGCACCTCAAGCTGCGCAGCACCCCGGACGCCATCGCCATCAGCTTCATGGGCCGTGTGGCCCGCATCGCCCGCGTCCACCAGTACGGTCTGCGCGACCGTCCCGATCGCGGCCAGGCCGAGGTGCAATACGAGCGCCGCGAGCTGCTCGGCTTCACCGATGCCGATCTGGAATTGATCCGCGACCAGCTCCTGGAACACCTCACCCGCTGACCTCACCCTGTAGCAGCCCGCGCTACAGGCTCAGCACCGTGCGCCACGCGCGCGCGAGCCGCAGCATCAGCGGCATGAACATTGCCGACCTCGCCCGCCTGCTCGAAAACATCGTCCGCTTCGGTACCATCGAAGCGGTCCAAATGCAGCCGCCTCGCGTCCAGGTGAAAAGCGGCAACATCACCACCGCCTGGCGCCCCTGGTTGAACCTGCGCGCCGGTGCCGACCGCGAGTGGGACCCGCCCACCGTCGGCGAGCAGGTGGTGCTGCTGAGCCCATCCGGCAACCTCGCCCAGGGCGTGGCGCTGACAGGCCTGTTCTCTGATCTGATCCCGGCCAACGGCGACCGCGAAGGCCTGCACCGCCGCACCTACCGCGACGGTGCCGTCATCGAGTACGACAGCATCGCCAAGCGCCTGCTGGCCGTCCTGCCCGCCGGCGGCCAGGCCCAGCTCACCGCACCGGGCGGCGTCACCATCCTCGGCAACGTCGACATCACCGGCACCGTGACCGTCAGCGAAGACGTGCTTGCAGCAGGCATCAGCCTGGTCAACCACGTACACAGCGGCGTTCAGAGCGGCCCGAGCACCACGGGGGCGCCGCAATGATCGGCCTAGCCGCCACCACCGGCCGCACCATCACCGGCGCTGCGCACCTGGCGCAATCCATCGCCGACGTGCTCACCACGCCCATCGGCAGCCGCGTCATGCGCCGCGAATACGGCAGCCTGCTGCCGGACCTGATCGACGCCCCCTTCAACGACGCCACCCGCCTGCAGGCCTACGCCGCCGTGGCCATGGCGCTGATGCGCTGGGAGCCGCGTATCCGCCTGAGCCGCGTGCAGCTCAGCCTCGGCGAGCAGCCCGGCCAGGCCTACCTGGACGTGGAAGGCAGCCGCACCGACAGCAACGAGCCGCTCAGCCTGCGCGTGCCGCTCGCCCTGGGAGCCGCCGCATGAGCACCTTCACCCCGATTGATCTGGCCCAGCTGCCGACGCCCGACGTGGTCGAGCCGATCGACTACGAAGCCATCCTCGCCGAGCGCAAGGCCTTCGCCATCAGCCTCTGGCCAGTCGACAAGCAGGCCGAGGTCGCCGCCACCCTGGCGCTGGAATCCGAGCCGCTCACCAAGCTGCTGCAGGAGAACGCCTACCGCGAAACCCTCTGGCGGCAGCGCGTCAACGAGGCTGCCCTGGCCAACCTGCTGGCCTTCGCCAAGCGCGCGGACCTGGAGCAGATCGGCGCGCGCTTCAACGTAACCCGTCTGGTCATCACCCCGGCCAACCCCAGCGCCGTGCCGCCCGTAGTGGCGGTGATGGAAGACGACGAGTCCCTGCGCGAGCGGATCCAGATGGCCATGGAGGGGCTGAGCACCGCCGGCCCGCGCAACGCTTACATCTTCCACGCCCGCAGCGCCGATGGCCGCGTGGCGGATGCCTCCTGCATCAGCCCCAGCCCGGCCGAGGTCATCGTCACCGTTCAGAGTGCCCTGGTCGACGGCAGCGCCGATGCCGAGCTGCTCGCCACGGTGGATGCCTACCTCAGCGACGAAGACCGCCGCCCGGTCGCCGACCGCCTTACCGTGCAGGGCGCGGAGGTGCTGCCCTACAGCGTCAACGCCGTGCTCTACCTCAACACCGTCGGCCCCGAGGCTGAGCCGATCCGCGCCGCTGCTGAGGCCCGCGGCCTTGCCCTGGTCAACCAGCGCCGCCGCTTGGGGCTGGAGGTCAACCGCTCCGCGCTCGATGCCGCACTGCACATCGAGGGCGTGCGCCGCGTCGAGCTGCCCAGCTGGGTCGACGTGGTCGCCACTGAAACCCAGGCACCGTACTGCACCGGCTTCACCGTCACGGTGGCGGAGGCCTGATGGCGAGCCTCGGCCTGCTACCACCCAACGCCAGCGAGCTGGAGCGCCTCGCCGCCGAAGCTCTCGCGCAGATCGAGCGCGTCCCGGTACCGCTGCGCGACCTCTGGAATCCGGACACCTGCCCGGTGGACCTGCTGCCGTACCTCGCCTGGGCGTTTTCCGTCGATCGCTGGTCCAGCGCCTGGCCTGAGCGCGCCAAGCGCGACGCCATCAAGGCCGCGTATTTCATCCACGCACACAAGGGCACCATCGGCGCGCTTCGCCGCGTGGTTGAGCCGCTGGGCTATCTCATCGAGGTGCGCGAGTGGTGGGAGGAGGCCCCGCTGGGCGTCCCTGGCACCTTCCGCCTATTGGTCGGCGTGCTCGATACCGGCATCACCGAGGCCATGTACCAGGAACTGACCTGGCTGATCGACGACGCCAAGCCCGTCAGCCGCCATCTGGTGGGGCTGGCCATCGGGTTGGACGTCGCTGGCACTGCACACATCGGCGCAGCGCTCACCACCGGCGACGAACTCACCGTTTACCCACCCGCGGCGCGAGACATCGAGGTCGGCGGCACGCTGGCCTGGGGCGCACGCGAACACGTCATCGACACCATGGACATCCGCTGATATGGCAGACCAGAACTCGCAATTTATGGCCATTCTCACCGCCGTCGGTGAGGCCCGGCTGGCCAACGCCACCGCCCTAGGCGTGCCCTGGAATATTACCCAGCTCGGCGTGGGCGACGGCAACGGCGCGGAGCCCATGCCAAGCCGCACCCAAACGGCGCTCATCAACGAGCGGCGCCGGGCTCCCCTCAACCAGCTGAGCATCGACCCGAACAACAGCGCCATCGTCATCGCGGAACAGGTGATCCCCGAGGACGTCGGCGGCTGGTGGATCCGCGAAATCGGTCTGTACGACGAAGCGGGTGATTTGGTTGCCGTGGCCAACTGCCCACCGACCTACAAACCGGAACTTGCCCAGGGCAGCGGCCGGACTCAGGTGGTGCGCCTCAATCTCATCGTAAGCAGCACCCAGAGCATCCAATTAAAGATCGATCCGAGTGTGGTGCTTGCGACGCGCAGGTACGTCGATGACCTCACGGTGCGCGCTGGCCAGGCCGAGGCCGAGGCGGGCGTCGAAAACACAAAGATCATGACGGCGCTCCGGGTATTCCAGGCCCTACGTTCATCTGCGGCCAAAGCCACTGAGACGTTGCGTGGTGTGCTGCGAATAGGCACGCAGGCCGAGGTGGACGCTGGGTCGCTTGATGATGTGGCGGTCACACCGAAGAAACTGCGGATGGGTCTCGCTTTCAGCATGGGCGCTAACGGCTACATCGCTTTTCCGACATGGCTGGCGGGTTTCATCATTCAATGGGGCGGCGGAATTTATGACAACGACCCCGTCACATTTCCAATTCAGTTTCCAAGAGCTGTGATCGGCGTATTGATTGGCGCCCGGAACTATAACCCCCCGGCCGCCACCTTTCAGAAGGTAGCGGCAATGGCCGCCTACGGCGAAACGCTTACCGGCTTCACGGCGTCCAGCTCATCGGGCGGTGCGCAAAACTCATTTTGGATTGCGCTCGGCAAATAAGCCGTTCTGAACCCGAGGAAAGAGCATGCAACGCTATTACAGTAAATCTACGGGCTGCACGTATGTTCACGCTATTCATGGCGATCAGATGCCGGACGATGCAGTTCCGATCACTGACCAGCGATATTCCGAAGTTATCGCCAACCCTGCAGCCGGGAAAATTCGCAGCCACGACACACACGGCCTTCCGATTCTTATAGATCCGCCGCCGGTTGCTCCCGAAGCCGGCGATCTCTGCGCACGTATCGACATCGCCGCCGACACCGCCCGCGCTGCTGTCGTTGGCGATCCAACCAGGACGATTGAGTACGAGCGCGCTGCTGCCGAAGCGGCCCAGTTCAAGGCGGCTGGTTACCCAGCGGACAATGTCCCGCGCACCGTTGCCGCCTGGGCCATCAACGGCCGCACCGCGCAGCAAGCGGCTGATAGCATCCTCGCCGAGGCCGCGGCCTACACCGAGGCGCTGTACCAGATCCGCGAAACCCGCCTGCAGGCCAAGGAGCTGGTCCGCCAGGCGATGGAAGCGGGCGACACGCAACAGGCTCAGGACATTGCCGCCGAAACCATCGCAGCCATCCAGGCAGCGGTGGCCGGCGTGGGTAACGCCCAAGTCTGAGCGATTCCGTTGTTTGATCAGCCCCGCTTCGGCGGGGTTTTTCTTGTCCGCGCTGTAACCCCCACCGCTACACAGCCCGCCGCGTGCGCCCCTTGCGCGCGCGCGTCACTCTCAAGGCTCACTGAACTGGCACCACGCCCACCAGGAGCTGCCCAATGGCCACCGATTACCATCACGGCGTCCGCGTCCTCGAAATCAACGAGGGCACGCGCCCCATTCGCACCGTATCCACCGCCGTGGTGGGCATGGTCTGCACCGCGTCGGATGCTGATGCGGTCAAGTTCCCGCTCAACAAGCCCGTGCTGCTCACTGACGTGCTCACCGCCTCCGGTTCCGCCGGCGAGCTGGGCACCCTGGCGCGCAGCCTGGACGCCATCGCCGACCAGGCGTCGCCCGTCACCGTCGTGGTGCGAGTCGAAGAAGGCGCCACCGAGGCCGAGACCACCAGCAACATCATCGGCGGCGTGAGCGCCACCGGCGAGTACCAGGGCATGAAGGCGCTGCTGGCTGCCGAAGCCCAACTCGGCGTCAAACCGCGCATCCTCGGCGTGCCCGGGCTCGACTCGCTGCCGGTCACCACCGAGCTGGTATCCATCGCCGAGAAGCTGCGCGGCTTCGCCTATGCCAACGCCTACGGCTGCGAGACCGTATCCGAAGCCCTGGCCTACCGCGCCGGCTTCGGTGCGCGTGAGCTGATGCTCATCTGGCCGGACTTCGTCTCCTGGGACACCGTGGCGAACGCCAACGCACCGGCCAGCGCCATCGCCCGCGCCCTGGGCCTGCGCGCCAAGCTGGATGAGCAGGTCGGCTGGCACAAGACCCTCTCCAACGTGCCGGTCAACGGCGTGTCGGGCCTGTCCAAGGACATCTACTTCGACCTGCAGAACCCCGCCACCGACGCCGGCCTGCTCAACGCCGACGAGGTCACCACGCTGATCCGCCGCGACGGCTTCCGCTTCTGGGGCTCGCGCACCTGCAGCGCCGACCCGCTGTTCGCCTTCGAGAACTACACCCGCACCGCCCAGGTGCTGGCAGACACCATGGCCGAGGCGCACTTCTGGGCGGTGGACAAGCCCATGCACCCCTCCCTGGTGCGCGACATCGTAGAAGGCATCAACGCCAAGGGCCGCGAGCTGGTCCGCCTGGGCTACCTGCTCGGCTTCGAGTGCTGGTACGACGAGGCCGCCAACGACAAGGACACCCTCAAGGCCGGCAAGCTCTACCTGGACTACGACTACACCCCGGTACCGCCGCTGGAGAACCTGCTGCTGCGCCAGCGCATCACCGACCGCTACCTGGTCGACTTCGCCGCCGCCGTCAACGCCTAACCCCATTTACCCGCGCGGCCCAGGCCGCGCCGTAGGAGAGCCCGACCATGGCCCTGCCCAAGAAACTCAAGCACCTCAACCTGTTCAACGACGGCAACAGCTACCTCGGCATTGCCAAGGCCGTCACCCTGCCGGTTCTCGGCCGCAAGCTGGAGGCCTACCGGGGCGGCGGCATGGACGGCCCGGTCAAGGTCGACATGGGCCACAGCGACGACGGCCTGCAGCTGGAGTGGACTCTCGGCGGCTGGGACCTGATTGCCGTGCGCCAGTTCGGCGCTACCCGGGTCGACGGCGTGCAGCTGCGCTTCTCCGGCTCGGTGCAGCGCGACGACACCGGCGAAGTCAGCGCCGTGGAGATCGTCACCCGTGGCCGGCATGAAGAGATCGACTTCGGCGACGCCGAGCCCGGCGAAGACACCGAGCACAAGATCACCACCGCCCTGACCTACTACAAGCTCAGCGTCGACGGTGAGGTCCTCATCGAGATCGACCTGCTCAACTTCGTCTACATCGTTGACGGCGACGACCGCCTGGCAGAGCACCGCAAGGCCCTCGGCATCTAAGCCGGGCACAGCCAACGCCCCCTTTCCGCAACCCGCCAGCAGCGTCTCTGCCGGTGGCATCAACGCAACCAAGGAGCAACCCCATGGAAACCCCAGAGACCACAGCCGAGAAGGCCAAGAACCCCAACGAGGCCGTCATCACGCTCGACACCCCCATCAAGCGCGGCGAGACCACCCACGCCACCGTCACCCTACGCAAGCCCATGAGCGGCGAGCTGCGCGGCGTGACCCTGGTCGACCTGGTGCAGATGGACGTCCTCGCCCTGCGCAAGGTGCTGCCGCGCATCAGCACCCCCAGCCTCACCGATCACGAGATCGGCGCCATGGACCCGGCCGACCTGATGGCCTGCGGTGTCGCGGTGTCCGGTTTTTTGCTGCAGAAGTCGGCGAAGGAAGCTGCCCTCGTTGCGTAGAAGACGCCATGGCCGACCTGGCCGTGGTCTTTCACTGGGCGCCGGCGGACATGGACCCGCTGGCCCTTTCTGATCTGATCGAATGGCGCGAGCGGGCCAGAACACGCTGGGAGCTGAAGCATGGCCAATGACTTGAAGATGGAGGTGATCCTCCAGGCCATTGACCGAGCCACCCGGCCGATCCGCGCCATCACCCAGGGGAGCGTCGGCCTCGGCCGCGCCCTCAAGGACTCCCGCGACCAGCTCAAGACGCTGCAAGCGCAGCAGCGCGACGTCAGCAGCTGGCGCACCTTGCGCACGGCGAGCGAGCAGACCGAAACCGCCCTGCAGGCCGCCCGCGATCGCGTGAAGGCCCTCGGCAAGGACCTGGCCGCCACTGGCGTGCCCACCCGGCAGATGACCCGCGACCTCAAGGGCGCCATCCGCGAAGCCACCGCCCTCAAGCGGCAGCACCAGGAGCAGCAGGTACAGCTCCAGGGCCTGCGCAACAAGCTCGGCGCCGCTGGCATCAGCACGCGCAACCTCAGCCAGCACGAGCGCGACCTGCGCCAACGCATCGAACAGACCAACCAGACCATCACCGAGCAGGGCCGGCGCATGCAGCGCCTGACCGCGCAGACCAAGCAGCTCGCGATGGCCCGGGCTCAGTACGACAAGACGCAGCAGCTCGCCGGCAGCATGGCCGGCGCCGGTGCAGGCTCTGCCGCGGCAGGGGCCGCCATGGGCGTGCCGGTGCTCAGCACCGTGCAGAGCTACATGGGCTTCGAGGACGCCATGGCGGGCGTGGCCAAGCAGGTAGAAGGCGCCCGCGACGGCAATGGGCAGCTCACCAGCACCTACTTCGAGATGGCAGATGCCATCAAGGCCATGGCCGAGCGCATTCCCATGGCCACCACCGAGATCGCCGCCCTGGTGGAAGGCGCAGCGCGCATGGGCGTGACCGGCAAGGACAACCTGCTGGCGTTCGCCGAGGTGGCCGCCAATGCCGCCACCGCGTTCGAGCTGCCGGCCGACCAGATCGGCGAGAACCTCGCCCGCATCGCCGACCTGTACAAGATCCCGATCCAGAACGTCAGCCAGCTGGGCGACGCCATCAACTACCTGGACGACAACGCCAAGTCCAAGGGCGCGGACATCATCGAGGTGCTGCAGCGCACCGCGGGCGTCACTGCCTCGGTGGGCATGAGCTACAAGGACGCCGCCGCCCTGGGCTCCACCTTTCTCACCCTGGGCGCCACCGCCGAGGTGGCCGGCACCGCCACCAACGCGATGATCCGCGAGCTGGCGATCGCCACACAGCAGCCCAAGCGCTTCCAGGCCGGGCTCAAGGCGCTGGGGCTCGAAGCCGAGGCGCTGCAGAGCGGCATGGCCGAGAACGCGACGGGAACGCTGCAGCAGGTCCTGGACGCCATCAACAAGCTGCCCAAGGCCGAGCAGCTCGGCGTCACGACGCAGCTGTTCGGCAAGGAGTTCGGCGACGACGCCGCCAAGCTGGCCCAGAACATTGGCGAGTACCGCCGTCAGTTGGACATGGCCAACTCCACCGCCGGCTCGGGCTCCATGCAACGCGAAGCGGACATCCGCGCCGAACTGCTGTCGGCGCGTATGGACATGGCCAAGAACCGCGCCTTCAACCTCTCGGCCACCCTGGGCGAGACCCTGCGCCCCACACTGGTGGAGCTGTTCGAGAGCTTCAACAGCGTGATCGGCCGCGTGACCGACTGGGTCAAGGCCAACCCGGAACTCGCCGGGCAGATCATCAAGACCGTGGCCGGCGTCGCAGCGCTGGCCGCTGGCTTCGGCGCCGTCACCCTGGGCCTGGCCAGCTTCCTCGGCCCGTTCGCCATGGCGCGCTACGCGCTGACGCTATTCGGCATCAAGGGCGCGAGCCTGGGTACCGTTCTGCTCAACCTGGGCAAGGCCGTGCTGCCAATGGTGGGCAAGGCGATCCTGTTCATCGGTCGCGCGCTGATGATGAACCCCATCGGCCTGGCGGTGACCGCCATCGCGGCCTCGGCCTACCTGATCTACCGGAACTGGGAGCCGGTCAAGGCGTTCTTCCTCGGCCTGTGGGCGGAGATCAAGCAGGGCTTCGCCGGCGGCCTCACCGGCATCGCCACGCTGATCCTCAACTTCTCACCGCAGGGGCTGTTCTACCGCGCCTTCGCCGGCCTGATGGGCTACTTCGGCGTTGAGCTGCCAGCCAAGTTCTCCGACTTCGGCGGCATGCTCCTGGACGGCCTGGTCAACGGCATCAAGAACAAGCTCGGCGCCGTTAAGGCTGCGATCGGCGGCGTCGGCGACAGCACCGTCGGCTGGTTCAAGGAGAAGCTCGGCATCCACTCGCCGTCGCGCGTGTTCGCCGAGCTGGGCGGCTTCACCATGCAGGGCCTGGAGCAGGGGCTGGTGGGCGGCCAGGGCGGCCCGCTGGGCGCCGTCACCGCCATGGCCAAGCAGCTGGCGGCAGCCGGGGCCGTCAGCTTCGGCATAAGCGGCCCAGCGATGGCCATGGACAACCGCCCGCCGCTTTCCGCCGCAGCGAGCAGCGCGCCCATGGTCGTCCAGGGCGACACCTACCAGATCACCATCCACGCGGCGCCCGGTACCGACACCGCAGGCCTGCGCCAGATGTTCAACCAGCTGCTGGACGAGCGCGAGCGCGGCAAGGCTGCCCGCGTGCGCTCGGCCCTCGGCGACCAGGAGTAACACCCCATGATGATGGCCCTCGGCATGTTCGTGTTCAGCCTGGAGACCCTGGCCTACCAGGAGTTCCAACGGCAGACGGACTGGCGCCACGGCTCCACCAGCCGCATCGGTACCAACCCGGCGCGCCAGTACCTCGGGCGCGGCGAGGACAGCATTACCCTGCCCGGCGTGCTGCTGCCCGGCCTGGTCGGCAGCCCGCTCAGCCTCGACACCCTGCGCATGATGGCCGACACCGGCAAGGCCTGGCCCCTGGTGCAGGGCGACGGCCGCATCTTCGGCCTGTGGGTGATCGAGTCGCTCAGCGAGACGCGCACCCTGTTCTTCCGTGACGGCGCCGCCCGCCGAATCGAGTTCAACCTCAAGCTGGGCCGCATCGACGACGGCCGCGTCGATCTGCTGGGCAGCCTCACCGGCAGCGTCGGCGGCATCCTGCGGGGGCTGCTGTGAGCGTGCTCAGCCAAGCCGGCGCGCTGCTCGGTGACGCGGCCAACCGCTACCGTGAGGCGACGTCCTACCCCAAGCCGATCTGCCGCGTGGTGGTCAACGGCCGCGATATCACCCTCGACATCGAGCAGCGCCTGGTCAGCATCGAGCTGACCGACAACCGCGGCATGGAGGCCGACCAGCTCGACATCACTCTCAGCGACCACGACGGGCTGCTGGCCATCCCGCCCCGAGGCGCCACCGTGCGCCTGTGGCTGGGCTGGAGCGATACCGGCCTGGTCGACAAGGGCAGCTACACCGTGGACGAGACCGAGCACAGCGGCGCCCCGGACGTGCTCAGCATCCGCGCCCGCAGCGCGGACCTGCGCGGCGGCCTCAAGGTCAAACGCGAGCGCAGCTGGGACGGCGCCACCCTGGGCGCGATCATCGCCTCGATCGCCGCGGCTCATGGCCTCGCCCCAGTGGTCAGCCCCATCCTGGCGGCCATCGAGCTGCTGCACTTGGACCAGGCCAACGAGAGCGACGCGAACCTGCTCAGCCGCCTGGGCCTGCAACACGACGCCATCAGCACCGTGAAGGCCGGGCGCCTGCTGTTCATGCCGGCCGGCAAGAGCACCACCGCCAGCGGCCTGAGCCTGCCGCACGTCACCCTCACCCGGGCCGACGGCGACCAGCACCGCTTCCTGCAGGCCGACCGCGACAGCTATACCGGCGTCAAGGCGTACTACTACGAGATCAACAGCGCGGAGAAGAAGGAGGCCATCGCCGGCGGCGGCGACAACCTCAAGGAGCTGCGCCACAGCTACGCCGACCAGGCCAGCGCCCTGCGCGCCGCCCGCGCCGAGTGGGGCCGCCTGCAGCGCGGTACCGCCACGCTCAGCTACATGCTGGCCAAGGGGCGCCCGGAGCTGACCCCCGACCAGACCTACAGCCTGCTCGGCATCAAGGCCGAGATCTCGGCCATCGTCTGGCTGGGCGGCAACCTGCGCCACAGCTTTACGCCGGACAGCTACACCACCAGCCTGGAGCTGGAATCCAAGCTGCCCGATGGCGATGACGTGGATCTGCTGGCCGACCACGACGGCGACTACACCGGCGTCGTCGCCTGGTACCGCGACGAGAAGACAGGCGAGCAAAGGCAGCTCACCGCCGGCGATCAGGCCAAGCCCAAGCGCCTGACGCACCTCTACGCGAGCAAGGCCAATGCCCAGCGGGCAGTGGATCGGGAGTGGAAGCGGTTGCAGGAATCGCGGACATAAAAAGGGCGCCACTTGGGCGCCCTTACGGTTTGAGATAATTGTTAGTGCAGCCTTTGAATGCCTGCGGCTTCTTCCATGCGCTGAATGTAATCCACCTTGTCCTTCTGGCTGCGCAGGTTGAATATGAAGTCCGACCCCTCGCTCAGAAGATCAATAGCTTCGGATTTATCTTTTTCATCTGCCGCACTAGCCGAGTAAACCGCATAGCACTTTGTTTCTTTGCCAAGCTCTAGCTTTGCCTTTGCCATAACAAACGACTTGAGCCCGGCTTCTTTGAACTTAACCGACGCATCACGCGCACCAAGATCGATTGTTTCAGTGATGTGGTAAACACCGTTCTTTAATGCGAAGTCAGCGCGCAAGCTGGACTTCTCGGAGATCGGGAACTTCTCGACGATACGGTGGTTGAAAATATCGTCTACAGAGTCACTGAACAGGTCGTGCTGGCGGAAGATGCTGCGTAGGTTAGTAATTATGCGTGCGCCGCGCTCTCTGGTGATGACCGGGCGAGGCGGGATCACCAACTCATTCATCAATAGGCTGATTTTTAAGTTCGCTTCTTCTCTAGTTGCCGCACTGAAACAACCCAAAGTGCTTAACTGATAAGAATCAGGCAATATTAATCTTAGAAATTCAAATCTACTTTCTATTTCTTGGCTCTCCGGCACGCTTTTACTGAATATCTTTTGCAGCATGGACTCGATATTCTTCAAATCGTTTCCGGAAATTGCACCATCTACGGCGCGAATCTTTCTAATAGATTCGCATAGATTTACGACAATGGAGTCAGGCATAAACGCAACCAGACCAATATTAATGGTCTCATTGCGCTTACGGTCGGGCGTGAATTGTATAAGGCTGTATTTAATAATATTCATCACTTAAGCGCCCCCTTGATCGTCTCGCAGCGGATGGCCCGTGCATCACTCTTCCACCAGGCCACTGCTGTCGCCACATCAACACCGTGCTGCCACTCTCCCGGCATGGCGCCTACCGGACCGTCGATCCAGTCAGCTGGCAAGCCCTGAATCGCATTGAGCACCTTCTCTGCTGAAGCAAGATCGAAGCCATACAGTGTATCCAGAAACGTTCTCACCTGCCTTGTTTTGCTTTCAGGCGTGAGATACAGATCAAGCGCTGCCCCGTGAGCCAACCAGGCGAGGCTGTAATCGAAAGCCAGCATCACTACGCCCTCCAGGCTTGTCCTGAACAGCAGGTTTTTAAGATGCCTGTCGCTGTTGTTCACAAACATATCGAAAGCGTAGATGGCTGAAAGCCGCTCGCGCAGGTTAAGAATGCGCTTGTCCATTTCTCCGGACGCCAGTTCCATCACGCATTGGTCAGCATCCAGCGTTCCGCCCTCGATCCTTGATCCGAACCACATCCGACCATCCAGCCCGTGCAAAATTTCCATCGGTGGAGTGTGGATCCGGCAGGTGTTGGAAAGATGACCGCACAACCACTCGGTAGCCGGCACGAACTCCGCACCAGGAGCGACCTGCTTGAAGGCATAGTCGAGGCCATCGTCACACTTACAGAAACCGCCCGCGTGGAACGTCCCGGCTTTCTGCGGGTAGACGTTCTCGACGTTCAGCTTGACCAGGTTCTGTTGAATCAAGGGGTACTGCTCCCTGCTCTGCTCCGGCGACTTCTTACGCGATCAGCATTTCCATCATCCGAACAACGCGCGCTGCCAGTGGTCTTCGCCGACGATTGCGATAGGCGCACCGGCCTCCCGCAGCTCGACGGCCTTCATGATCTTGGTGCCGTAGGTGGCGTGCCGCCATTGGTCGTTGCCAACACTGCCAACGACCAGGTAATGGATTTTTTTGCTGACGCCACCGCCTATCACACCGCCGCGTTCGAGGATCAGCTCCTCACACGCCTTGCGCGGGCCATAGGCCATGGTGCCGGTGAATACGAAAGCCTTGTCCTGGAACACCAGCTCAGGGGCGGGAAGATTGAACGGCAAGTCCGTCGGCGCGGTGAAGGCCTGGGCGGTTTGCTCCGGCTTGCTGACATCAAGCCCGGCGAAGCTGTGCAGTAGATGCATCAGATCGGCCGATTCGTCGGCATCTAGCACGCCGTCCTGCAGCATGGCGCTGATGCGCCGGTAGAGCAGGTTGACTACGGGATCCTCAAGGTGGGCCAGGTTGCTTTCGATCCAGCCCTTGAGGAAGCGCGCCTCGTCGATGTTCACCACGCCATCCGCAACCACGCCGGCGGCGAGGCCCACCAGAGCATCGGCGCTGCGCCGATCAATGCGGGCTTCGTTGAAGAAACGGCTGGAGGTGAATTCCAGATGCAGGTCGACCATTCAGAGCTCCTTTCAGACCAGGCGGGGTCTGCAGTTCCATTGAGAGTGGTTGGTGGGCTAGGGCTTGTCCGCCAGCGGTGACTTGCCGCTGGCGCTGGCGATAGAGGACGAGAGCAACAGAAAGGCATCCTGCTGTTGCTTGGGCATGTTCCGGAAGGCTTCAAGCAGCTGGGCTTCATGGTTGTCGAGGCCGGCCGCGGCCTGTTCAACACGCACGCCAGTAACCACATAAAGCACATCGACGCCCGTCTGAGCCACAGCAGCTAGGTACCTGCCATCAGGGCTCCCCGCACCTTTTTCGTAGTTGATCTGCGTCGTTTTGCCCACGCCGCCGATCGCACCGAGATCGGTTTGGCTGAGTTTCAGGCGCGACCGTTCTTCCTTCAGCCGCTCGCCAATGGTCATATTTTTGAACCTCAAGCATTGACAGGTTCAAATAACTGAACCAATATCCGCTTCACATCACACGAAATCACACGAATTTGAACTATGCCGAACGGATACCCCAGCGAGCAAGCGCGCAAGGCTGCGCGTGAACGCCTCAGCAAGCTCGGCCTGACCGCCAAGGAATGGGCCGAACAGAACGACATCACCCCGTCCACGGTTTACGCCGTGCTCAACGGGCAGAAGAAGTGCCTGCGCGGTGAAGCCCACCGCGCCGCCGTACTGCTCGGCATCAAGGAAGGCGTAGTAGCCGGCGAAGCGCCGCGTTATGGGCGCCGCAAGACTGACTTCGCAGTGATTCCAAAGTAATGGCAAACCCCAAGGCGAGAAACGAGAAGATGAAGCACGCGATCCTCGACAGCCGGCGCAAGGTGGTCAGCGCCATCATCGCCGCATACCCCGGCGGCCGTGACTGCGCCGCGGCCCGCCTGGGCCTGGAAATCAAGAAGTTCGACAACCACGCCTATGAGAGCGCCGGCCACCGCCCGCTGACCGACGAGCAGATCCTGCTGCTCGAGCAGCAGATCGGCACGGCCTACCTGCCCGAGTACATCGCCGCCCAGTACGGCGGTGTGTTCGTCCCGCTGCCGGCTGCCGAAGAGCTGGACAACATGGAGCTCTACCACCGCGCCGTGGATACCGCGAAGCGCCGCGGCCGGGTGGACCTGATCATTGCCAAGGCCCTGGAGGACGGAGCGATCGACGAAGGCGAAGCCAACGCCATCCTCGATGCCCACCGCCGCTACGTCTCTGCCCGCCACGCGGAGATAGCGGCAGTCATCGTTCTGCATACCTGCAACGACAAAAAATAAGTGCTGTACGGCCGCTGCCACGGCCGAGGGGGAAGGGATTTGAGCGTTTACAAGCTGGTATGCCCGGCATGCGGAGAGCGGATGCGCATTCGCAACTCCGAGGGGCAAACACCGACATTCCGCACCATCTACGGCCAGTGCATGAATCTGGCCTGCGGCTTGGTGCTCACGGGCTCGATGAGCTGGGACTACCAGATCAATACCTCGGGCATGGACAAGCCGAGGGTGGTGCTGCCAATTGCGCCATCCGTGGCGAAAATGCAGGCGTTGCGTGACAGCCGGCCTGCATCCGATCAACCCGATCTGTTCGATCAGCCACTCAAGGAAGCACACGCATGAGCCACGACACCTCTGCCAAGGATTACCGCAGCAGCATGCAGGCCGCCGCCAAGGCCTACCTCCTGCGCCATCAGGATGAACACCTTGCCGACGATGAGCGGCTGTATGACCGCGCGTGCCGTTATTTGGTTCAAGGCCTGGACGTTCCTGCGTTCATGGCACCGCGGCTGGTACATCTGGCGATGACCGAACTCTCCTCCCGCGTGGGTATCGATCGCGGCCTCGGTGATGAGACCCGGCTGTGCCTGGTGCTGGTACGCACCGGGGAACGGGCCTTCATCCCCACCCGCTATCTGCCGCTGCGCCTGCAGCCACCCGCGGCACTGCCGGCTGCAGCAGCCGCACACTGACCACCACCCCCTGAATCACCGTACCCAGACCCGCTAGAGCGCGGGTTTGGGGAAGTTGCACCCGAAATTCGAGGTTGCCGCCATGCAACAAGCCATTGCCATCCAGCTGGACATGCCCAAGCCCGTAGCCGAGGCCCTGCTCAGCAGCCTGCGCTGCGAGCTGCGCCGTGGCCTGACCGAGCACTGGTACGACGATCGCTACCGCACCGTGCCGGAGTTCCTGCGCAGCCGCCGCATCCTCGATGACTACCCGGCCCTCGCCGGCCACAAACGCACCATTGGGGCGCTGAAAGCCGCCCTCGGCGCCAACCAGTAAGGCCAGCCACACCATGCAGATGAAAGAAACCCTACGGGCCGAGGTGCTGCGCCGCATCGAGCGCGACTTCGGCCTCCAGCACATGGCCGGCACCAACTACATGCGCAAGGGCAAATGCCCGGCGCACAACTGCGGCAAGAAGACCCTCTACACCTTCCACGACTCGCCCTGGATGCTGATCTGCGGCCGTCCGGAGAAGTGTGGCCACCGCGTCCACGTCAAAGAGCTTTACGACGATCTGTTCAACGACTGGAGCAAGACCGCCCCGGCCACCGCCCAGGACCCGATGGCCACGGCCAGCGCCTACCTGCAGTTCGCCCGCGGCTTTCGCCTGGAGCTGATCGCCGGCTGGTACAGCCAGGAGAACTACTGGAGCCGCGACATCAACGCCGGCAGCGCGACCGTGCGCTTCCCGCTGGAGAAAGGCGGCTACTGGGAACGGCTGATCGACCGTCCGGAGCGCTTCGGCAAGCAGAAGGCCCGCTTCAAGCCGGGCGAAAGCTACAAGGGCGTCTGGTGGTGCCCGCCGTCGCTCAACCTGGTCGAGGTCGAGGAGCTGTACATCGTCGAGGGCATCTTCGACGCGATCGCCCTGCTGCACCACGACGTCCCTGCCGTCTCGATGATGAGCAGCGCGCCGCTGCCCGAGCAATCGCTCAAGGCGCTCAAGAACGCCTGCCATGAGGCGGACAAGCGCCTGCCGCGCCTGGTCTGGGCGCTGGATAACGAGCCGGTCGCCAAGGCCAACATGCGCCGCTGGGCGAAGGAGGCCCGCGCCCTGGGCTTCAAGTGCGAGGCGGCTGTCATCCCGCAGCGCGGCGCCAAGAAGGTCGACTGGAACGACCTGCACCAGCGCTGGGCCTTCATCGACGGCGACGAAGAGCGCGCCAAGCGCATCGAGCTGGACATGGCCGAGGCCCGCCACCAGGGCGCCCTGCTGCTGGCCGAGTCGGCCGAGGAAAAGGGCCTGCTGATGTACGAATGGGACGAGCGCAAGGAATTCCACTTCACCTACCGCTCGCGCCTGTACTGGTTCAACCTGGACATGGAGAAGTACGAGCGCACCGCCCGCGAGCTTGACGGCTCCGAGCACCACGACGACCAGCTGCTCAACGACAAGCAACGCCGGGACAAGGCCTTGCGCCAGAGCGCCGCCGTGGTGCGCATCGCCAACTGCTACTTCGACGCGCTGTATTACATGCGCAACGAGGTGACCGACGAGGCCTGGTACTACTTCCGCGTCGAGCGGCCCGAAGCGCCCACCATCAAGAGCACCTTTACCGCGGCGCAGATCGCGTCGGCGCCGGAATTCAAGAAGCGCCTGCTCAACGTCTGCAACGGGGCCATGTTCACCGGCACCCCGCAGCAGCTGGAGCGCATGCTTGGCTACCAGCTCGACAGCCTCAAGACCGTCAACACCATCGACTGGATCGGCTACACACGCGAGCACGGCGTCTACGTGTTCAACGATTTGGCGATCGCCGGCGGCAAGGTGCACAAGCTCAACGAAGAGGACTTCTTCGACGTCGGCTCCCTGAGCATCAAGTCGCAGAGCCTGTCGCCAGTGCTGCACATCAACGCCGACCTGGCCGACTACGACGAAGAGTGGTTCGACCTGTTCTGGCGCTGCTTTGGCGTGCGCGGCGTGGTGGTGCTGGCCTGGTGGCTGGGCGCGCTGTACGCCGAGCAGATCCGCCAGCTGCACAAGTCCTACTTGTTCCTGGAGCTGATCGGGGAAGCCGGCGCGGGCAAGAGCACGCTGGTGGAGCTGCTCTGGAAACTGAGCGGCCGTCCCGAATACGAAGGCTTCGACCCGTCCAAGGCGACCCCGGCCAGCCGGGCGCGCAACTTCGCCCAAGTGGGCAACCTGCCGGTGGTGCTGATCGAGTCCGAGCGCGAGCAAAAGGAAGGCGCGCCGGTGAAGCACTTCGACTGGGACGAACTCAAGACCGCCTACAACGGCCGCAGCGTTCGCTCCACCGGTGTGAAGAACAACGGCAACGACACCCGCGAGCCACCGTTCCGCGGCGCCCTGCTGATCGCGCAGAACAACGCCGTCAACGCCTCCGAGCCGATCCTCCAGCGCCTGGGCCATGTGCACCTGACCCGCGAGCACCAGACCCCGGAAACCAAGCTCCACGCCGAGCGCCTGGAGCGTATGCCGGTCGAGCAGCTCAGCGGCTTCATGGTCAAGGCGCTGAAGCCCGAGGCGCAGGTCATCAAGCTCCTGGACGAACGCACCTCCGGCTACGAGCAGCAGCTCCTGGCGCTGCCGGGCATCCGCACCGTGCGGATCGCCAAGAACCACGCCCAGCTGCGCAGCCTGGTCGACGCCCTGCAGTTGGTCGTGCCGCTCAGCGACGAGCGCGCGGCCCAGGTGCATGCCGAGGTGGAGCGCATGGCGCAGGAGCGCCAGCAGGCCATCAACGCTGACCACCCGCTCGTGCGCGAATTCTGGGACATGGTCGAGTTCCTCAATGGCCCTCTGAACGAGCCCGGCGGCCGGCTGAACCACTCCCGCAAGTCGGCCTTCTTCGCCATCAACCTCAACGAGTTCGTCGAGATGGCTGCCAACAAGCGGCAGCAGCTCCCGAACCTCAGCGAGCTCAAGCGCCTGCTCAAGACCAGCAAGTCGCCGAAGTTCATCGAGACCAACAAGCCCATCAACTCGAACATCGCCACCGACGGGCTGAACAACGCCAAGACCGTCCGCTGCTGGGTGTTCCAGCTCGTTTAACCCGCCGGCGCGGCAACGCCGGTACCAACCCAAGGAGAAGCACCATGCCAATGAACGACAACGACGACCTCTACAGCCCCAGCCGGCGCGAAACCCTGCTCACCCTGCTGGGCAGCGGCGTGACCCTGGCGGTACTGCTCGCGGCCGGCTACCTCGCCCCCAACCTGCTGGCCCTGGCGGCCCGCTAACCCCAGCGCCCAGGCGCGGCAACGCCTGGGCCTTACCAAGGAGAAGCACCATGCAACTGAACGTAGAACGCGGCGCCCCGATGACCGGCAAGACCATCCGCCTGCGGCAGAAAGCCCGCGAGGCCGGGCAGGACGAGTACCAGATCATCCACGGCAACGCCTACGACCTTGCCGACCTGGAGCTGCTCGTGCGCCACCGCATCGGCCGCGGCGCCAGGGTCATCTGCATCGACGAGTGCAGCGAGGAGCAGATCGATCGCCTGACAGCCCTGCAGCCGCGGCTGCCGGCCGAACTGACCATCCACGCCGTTGTGGCGAACTGAGGAACAGCACCATGCAAGTGAGCCAAAAACTTCGAGACCTCGACCTGCTGTTCACCTTCGAGGATCTGGCCAAGGAGAAGGGCTGGTCGGTCGATCGCAACGATCAGGACACCGCGTTTGCTGATGCCCTGACCCAGCGCGCCTGGGAGGCATTCGAGGCCGCGCATGGCGAGCACGGCCGCAAGGAGGGCCAGCAGCTCTACGCCGAGATCAAGAAGTCCAGCAAGTACGCCGGCCAAGCTGCGCTGTGTCGCTCCAACGGCTACGGCTACCCCTTCAAGGTGCGCATCGTCCACGACGGCGGGGGCGACTACTGCGTCAAGGGCGGTGTGGGCGGCCAGTACCGCCTGGCAGACGTGAACCTGTACGTCCTCGAGGACGGCAAGAAGATCCGCGTTCGGTAACGCACGCCCCAGAAACAAGAAGGCCCTGGTGAGCGGCAACTCACCAGGGCCAGACCAACCCAAGGAGAAGCACCATGCAAGCACAAACCCCAGAAGTCAGCGCCGAGCAGGCTACCACGCCGCGCTACGACACGATCGTTATCCGTGGCGCGCTCGGTAAGGTAATCCCCCACACCGTCGATGGCGGTGAGGTCGTTAGCTGGGCCCGCGGCCATGAGCTGGCTGCGGGCGACGCCCTGCTGGAGTTCGTCAATTACGTGGCAGACGGCGACTGTGGCATCGGCCCGGAACTTAGCGCCAAAGCACGCAAGGCTTTGGACCTGATGGAGCGCCGCAGCGCGCAGGGCTGGGACGCGGACGAGGAGCCAGAAGACTGGCAAGCCGCGGTCAACCGTGCGGCGCACCAGGCCCGCGAAGTGTTCTGCGACTCCCATGACGACGCCACTCAAGCGATTGAATACATGAAGGCTTTGCTGCAACAGGCCGCTCCGGTCGTGCAAGGTGGTGACGCATGAAGCCCTGCACCGTCGGTAAACGCCACAGCTGGACCTTCGTCCGCAACGTCGTGACCAGCCACCTGAACGGCCGTGTCGGTCGCATCACCAAGCGCGGGCTCTACCGCTGCGAATGCGGCGCCGCGAAGTACGGCAACCCCGGCCACCAGGCCGAAGGTGGTGCCCAATGACCTGCGCAGGAGGCAAATTGCGTCAGCGGTACCAGGAGCGCATGCAGCAGGTCGCCATCGGCGCTCAGCTGGAGCGGAAGGGCCGCGTGTGGCTGGTAATGAAGCAACAGCGCACCGAAACCGGCTGCGTGCTCCAGCTACGCCATAGGCGCCACGACTTCCGTCTTTATGTCCCGGTGACCATGGACGGCCCTGAGCTGTGGCACGCCGAGTTCCGCTCGGCGGCACTGCCGCCAGCTCAGCGCGAGATGTTCGCTGGAGGTGCCCAATGAACAACCGCACCCGGCCAACCATGGCTAGCCACCGACTAGACCTGCCCAGCATCTGCGACATCTGCAACAAGGCCCGCTCAACCCGCAAGCACGCGGCCTGCAGCCGCATCCGCCAGCAGCGCAAGCAGGACGAGTGGGCCAGCTACATGGGCAACCTCACCGCCAAGAAAGCCCAGGGAGGCCGCCGCTATGCCCGTTGAAATCCGCACCCGTTTCACCACCGGCACCTACGTGGCCACCGTGCGCGGCGACAAGCGCACCGCCAGCAACACCATGGGCGCCCGCTGGGCTGCAGAAGCCATGGCCCGCAAGCTGGGCCTTGATCCGGCGCTGCTGCGCGAGACCCAGCGGGATCTGCTGCGCAACGGGGTGGAGCTGTTTGTTCATCCCGGAAACCCGGTAAAGAAGGAGGAAAGCAATGTCCCTGCCGTATGAGAACTCCACCTCCGGAGACAAGGCCTTCGCCGAGATTCAGAAAATTCTGAGCCGCTTTGGCTGCGACAACTACGGAATCATGCAGAAGGCGAAGGACCAGGTGACGCTGGTTCAGTTCGACTGGAACGGTCGGACGGTTTCGCTACCGGGCCACTGGGGGGGATATGCGACTGCCTGGCTTCGGGAGCATCCGTACAGCAGCCGCATGCGATGCACCGAGGCGGAGTACCGCCAGCGGGCGATGGACGTGGCTCAGATCGCTGTATGCAGCATGTTGCGTGACTGGGTGAAGGCCCAGGTCACCGCTGTGGAGTGCCAGCTGATGTCGTTCGAAGAGGTATTCATGCCGCACATGTTGCTGCCGAGCGGGCAACGCATGGTCGACGCCGCCAGAAAGTTGCTAGAGCAGCAGCCGTGAGGGCCGGTACCGATTCACGGCAGCTACTCGAATGCGAGGCCAGAACCTGGCTTCGCAAGGGCTACACCACGACAGAGCGCATCAGCGACCTCACCGCGCTGATCGCCAAACATCGAGGCACCGCCGGCGCAGCAAAGCTGATCGAGGAGATGCGCCGGCAGTGGGCTTGCCGTAGCGAGTGGCTGGGAGGGCAACATGGCTAACGGACCGAGGCGAGAAGGCCGGAGTCGCAATTCTCGGCGATGGCCACCGGCCAGCAGCAGTAAACTGGAGGCCCGCCCATGAGCGAAGCCTCCAGTGTGTTGACCTTCGACGACCTCAAGCGCATCACCGGCTACGCCCGCCGGGCCGACGTGGAGCGGGCCCTGCACGAGCAGGGCATCCGTCTGTTCCGAGGCCGCACCGGACCGTGGACCACGGTGGATCTGATCAACCAGGCCGGCGGGCTGAAAGCCAGGAACCAGGAGCAGTACGGCGTCGATATCCTATGAGGCGAGCAAGGAAGCACAACCCCCACATCCCACCGCACATTGACCAGGCCGCTATCCCAGCGGCCGTTTTCTTTGATCATCGCGGCAAAGGCAGCTGGTACACCCTGCACCGTGACGAAGCCGGCCGGCAGCGCCGGCAGAACATCGCCAACAGCTCAGCCACGCTTGGCGAGCTGCACCGAATCATGGAGGTGCGCAACGGCGTGGACCGGGAGAGCCTCAACTTCCTGTGCCGCGAGTACCACGACAGCGCCAAGTTCAAGCGGCTGGCTCCGAAGACCCAGGAGAGCTACAGCTGGTCGCGCGACGTCCTGGTCAACATTCCCACCAAGCTCGGCAAGCCCCTCGGCGAGCTGGCCGTGCGCAAGTTCACCCCTGCACTGATTCAGCGGCTCATCGATCGGATCGCCGACGAGGGTACGCCGTCGAAGGCTGCCCACGCGCTGCGGTACCTGCGGCTGGTGATGCAGTGGGGCCGCAACCGCGGCTACCTGGACAGCAACCCGGCCATGGGCATCGAGGCGCCGGTAGAGCGCAAGCAGCGCCGCCTGCCGTCGCTCGAAGTGATGCAACGCCTGATCGACCGCGCCCGCGAGCTGGGCCAGCTGAAACGCGGGCAGAAGGATGCGGTACCGCCGCACCTGAGCTACGTCATGGAGCTGGCCTACCTGTGCCGGCTGCGCGGCATCGAGGTCGTCACCCTGACCGACGCCAACGAGCTGCCCGAGGGCATCCTCACCAATCGGCGCAAGGGCAGCCGGGATAACGTGGTCACCTGGACGCCGCGGCTGCGCGCCGCCTGGGATGCCGCCAAGGCGCGACGCGCCCAGGTGTGGAAAGCCCGGGGCACAGCGGTGCCAGTCCTCCCGGAGAAGCGCTTCATCATCACCGCCGACCACGGCGGGCCGCTGGGCAAGTCCGGTCTGGACACCGCCTGGAACCGCTTCATGCGTAACGCGATCGCGGCCGGCGTCATCACGGCGGAGCAGCGCTTCGGCCTGCACGACCTAAAGCGCCGCGGCATCACCGACACCCCTGGTACCCGGGCCGACAAGCAGGAAGCCAGCGGCCACCGCGACGAGTCCATGCTCGACATCTACGACCTGAGCGTTCCGAAGGTCGCCCCCTCCGCTCTCTGATCCCGCCAAAACCTGCGTAACAAGCGCGCCGGGCTCCGCAAGGAATCCGGCCGCTAGCGCTGCGCTTACGTAACAAGCCCGCACCTAAGTGCCTGACCAGCAACCCGAAAAGGGTTTTCTTGTAATCAGTAGGTCCCGGGTTCGACTCCTGGTGCCGGCACCATATAGAACAAGGCCCGCAGCGATGCGGGCCTTTTTCGTTTCTAAGCCGGGCTAGCGCCGGGCTAGCAGAACGCTAGGCTTTGCCCCCCCTTGGCGCCCATTATCCCATCAACCTCGCAGCAGCCAAAACGCGCACCGGATCTGATGCTTATTGACTGGCAGCCTGCTGGTTATCGATGGTGACTAAACCGGCCAGCGCCGAAAGCTATAGCGTCGACAGATGAGCGTCATCAAGCCACCAGCCGTCAAGCAAACCAAGCTGTGTTTGTCCATTCCCGACATGCAGACTTGAGTGCAACAGGGTTATTGAATTGAATATGCGGCATCACGCTGCGCATCCCGCTGATCATTCATAAGCTCACCCCTAAGCCGGGCTTTCCAAAAAACCCTTTGGAAACGGTCCCGACCAGGTTAGGTGTTGACAGCTCCTGGGCGCCGCGAGCCGATACCACACCTCAGGCGGCGTCTGGCTTACCGGCCGCCGGCAATTAGTCGCGAACCGTCTGGCCGGGACTGTCGACAGCGATCGATTACACACGAAAATCCGTAGAGCCTAAAGCCGAAGCGTTAGTACGAACTAATATTCTAGGGTATCCGGATTAAGTGGTTGATGGGCCTTCCAGCCCCATCCAACCCTTAGTCCTTCCAGAAGGTTGATAGATCGACACCGAAGTTCTTCTCAGGCTCGGGGAGTCCCATGTTGTAGGTCATGGTGGCTCTGCCCAGAAACGGGGATTCCTTGACTTGTGGCGCCTTCTTCTTGTGCTTGGTGGTATAGAGCAT